CTCCTGGGTTTTCTAGATGAGTTTCTCGGTTACCGAGACACATTTAGAAGGCTTTGCATCGACCTCTTGGTTGGACCGAGAAGAGTTGCAAAATCCGATATAATCGGATACGAATACATCGGTGGTATAACCACCAGAGGTGTATTGATGGGAGATCCAGGGGCTAAGGCAGCCTTAACCCTTACGATGCTCGCTGCGGAGGAGGAGGCATACCGTAGGTATGTCTCGCAGTCGGATGATCCGGCTGTTTTCCTTGCCACACAGATCAAAGAGCCTTGGAGGCTCTTTGACTGCGCAGGTGATGACCATGCTGCGCATGGTCCCGAAGGTTACCTTCGAAAAATCACCGAAGTTCTGGTTGAAAACCAGAATCAGGTCAATATAGAAAAATGCTTTAGGTCACCTATTGCACTTTTCTACGGTGAGGAGATGGTCTTAGACCATCACCTAGCCAAGTGGGAGTCTAAGACACCACTTTTTCGACGCCCGTACCGCGAAACGTTACACGTTGACGCGGTGAAGGTTAGACTATTGTCACCCGCTGAGCGGGTGACAGTAGTACGGGACGAGGCTAACCCAATAATTGGGAAGGCCTTTTACCTTAACAAGAAGGTTCTCTGGTTACCAGAGACCCTGCAAGACCGGGATAAATCCTTTTCAAGGTTTATCTACCTCCGTTTTAAACAGAGGTTTCGCCCATTCTGTGATTGGGACCACGGTCTGACCTATATCCCCGAACAATTCGGGGGTCTCGGTCTCCCATTCTATCAGACTAAGTCTGATACTGTGGATGAATCTCTAGATTTAGAGAATCTAATTCTAGAGACTGTACCGCCTATTGTGCTAAGCGCAATAGAACTTGCGTCGAAACCGGATTGTCCGATGTGGGCGCGGTTAGCCCTCTACTCCTACAGGAGTAATTCGACTTTTAGGGGAATGGGGATCAATGATCTCCTAAAAGAACAGCTAAAAGCTGTCTTCCACCCCGCTATGTCATCAGGTACCCTTGATGATCAAGGGCTTCGAGCCAAGCTCGGAGTTCCTGATGACACCTGGAGCTCCCTCAGGCACCGCGAGAAGATCTCGCGTGCGAGAGACATAGGTTACCTATGCTTCTCAGAGGCTCTTCAAGCCACCCAGAGGCCAACGTACTTTAAAAGTATCTTGGCCTCCGAGGGGGCGCGGCTTCAAGCCGCACCCGCCATACAGGCCCATAATGAGCTTGTACGGCAGCAAATCAGAGATCTCATTCAATGGGATCTTACTCTTGAAGACTATTTAATAGTCTTCAAGTCTGATGTCAAAACCCTCCGCCAAGCGGAGGCTGCAGCCAATGCGGTTAGTTGGAATATCCAATCTAACCCAGACTTTGCCTACCCGGATACCGGAGAGACACAGCCCGGGTCTTTTAAAAAGACCCCTTGGCCCGTTCGTGTTAGGAACATGGTAGGTCACCTACTATGGTTTTGGCCCTCGGCTCAGCCGAGGGTCCCTAAGACTATCGACACAGTCTTACGGATTATCCGTGAGAATGCGGTCGTCACGTACACAGACCAGGTCTATGTACACGCTTCCTTGTTTGAAGGGATGGCATCCCTCCAAACCCCCCTCCCTAGGGGAGAGGGTAGGCGTCGGGACTAAGCCACTTTGTCCCGGACACGGCAAGCCACTCTAAGAGCGGTTTAGGAGAGTATAACTCTCTTTCTCAGTTGAGGCCGAAGCCATCAAGAAATTGGATCATGCGCCCCTGCCGT